CCAAGAACAAATAGAAGCAGAGGAAGAAGCAGAGATACTATTAGAGTTAGAAGAATCTGTTATTGAATTAGAAGATTTATCTGAAGAAGAAATACAAGAGTTTGTAGAGGTTATAAAAGAAATAGAAGATACTATTGAGATTATAGAAATAGTAGAAGAAATAATAGAGTTAGATATACCTGAAGATATTATACTTGTTATAGAAAAAGAGGTTTTAGAAGATGATGTTGTTATTGTGGTGGAAGATGAAGAAGTTATCCAGGAAGTTTTGGATGAGCCAATACAGGAAGATGTTGAAAAAAAACCTACAGAAGAACTTTCTGAAGAAGAGGTCACTGAAGAACTTATTGAAGTTGAAGAGGTCATTGAAGAACTTATAACAGTAGAGATAGTAGAAGTATCTAAAGAAGAACTAGAAGATTTTACAGATGAGGAGTTAGTTGAGTATGAAGAAGCAAAAGAAGAAGCTATACAAGAGTTTGTACAAGAGCTTACCAACGAAGAAGCATCAGAAGTTTTAGAAGAAGTTAATGATGTTGGCGTACAGAATTTAGAACAAGTATCAGAAAAAGTACAAGAAGTTGTACAGGCAGTAGTTGAAGAGGCTATTGATAATGTTGAAGAACTTACACAGGAGCAAGTTGAGGTTGTTGCTGAGGTATTACAAGTTAAAACTGAAGATGTTGCTATCGTTGCAGAAGCGATTAAATCAGACACAGTAGTAGCAGAAGCAGTAGAGGAATATGTAGAGAGAGCTGTAGAAAACGCAGATGTAGAAAACTATACTCTTGCTGATGTTGTTACAGAGGTACAATACGAAGCATTTTTAGAAAATCCAATAGAAGTATTTATTGATGTTGACATACAAAATATAAACATTGCTGACATAGGTAATGACATGACTACTGACCAAAAGGAAAAAGCTCAAGAAGTTGTAGTCCCTGTAATTTTGACTAGAATAGCTACTATGGCTTCATTTATGTTTAGGAAATCATTATGATTAAAAAAATATGGAATTGGTTTATAGAAATAATTAAAGAAACATTAAACCTTTCGTGGACTTTAGTTGGTTTAGTTATAGCTACGCTTACATTGACTGGTTCAGCACAACAAATAACAGGACTTGCTACAATAATTACACTTTGCGTATGGTTATTAACTATAAGTTTTAGAAAAGATAAACCCAATAAAGATAAAGGAGTAAGCAAATAATGGATTGTTGTGGCAATGGTTGTTGTGGAGGTAGTTAATGTGTACAGTATTTGTTAAAGAAGACAATTCTTTTATACAAATATGTAATTGTTTACATGGAAGTGACATGTGTAAAGACGAAGAAAGGAATATAGAATATGAAATTACAAGTAATTAGAACACAGTTTGGACAAGACGCAACTAATGGTATGTTGTTTATAGATGGATTATTTGAGTGCTACACATTAGAAGACCAATATCAAGAAGTAAAAGTTATGCACGAAACTTGCATACCTGAAGGAATATACGATATAAAATTTCGTACTGTAGGTGGGTTCCATACTAGGTACAAAGAAAGATATGGTAGTTCTCATTATGGAATGCTTTGGTTACAAGATGTACCTGGATTTGAATATATTCTTGTACATACAGGTAATACAGATGAACATACATCAGGTTGTTTAATTGTAGGTAATACACAAGCAGATTTAGATGTAGGTAAAGACGGGTTTATAGGTGGAAGCCGAGATGCGTACACTAAGTTATACAACAAGGTTGCAAAGCAGTTGCTTATAGGAAACCCTGTAACTATTGAGTATTCTAAAATAAACTTGACAGATAGTGTACAAGATATAGTAAGTAACAATGTACAATTAGATGATATTAAAGAACTTGTAAAAGAAAAAATGTCAGACATTAATGGTAATCTTATAAAGATTAATGCTAAAATAGGTAATAGAATTATTTCATAATGGGTAAGAAAAAGAAAACATATAAAGTTTCAAGCAAACCTAAAGTTGCTGCTATGAATGAGTATATATACAATACTCTTAAAGATGACCTTGCTAAAGAATATACAGCTAATAAACCTCGTAAACCTAAAGCTGTTTATAAAACTCAAGTAGCTAAACGTACTAATTTAAAAATAATGCAAGGTGAACCTGAAAGATATAAACCAAAACCTAAAGTGAAAACATTTCGTGAAGCAGGTTCAAAATATGGTACAGGATTTAAAAGTAAAGGTGGTAGACCTTTACCTGCAAGTACATCATTTACAAAAATAGACAGTCGAAAAACAACTAAAATATTAAAACAAGCAGGTTATCTTACAGAAAGTGCTTTGGGTGGTGAAGGTATAAGTAAAGCAAAGTTTGGTATACCTAAAGGTAAAAACCCTACAATTAAAAAAGGTGTAAAGAAAACTGTAGGTGATGTTGTTGGTTATAAAACAGCTAAAAGTGCAGAGAGTACATTAGATGTAGCACAACAAAGACTTGGTGGTACACAGTTTAAACCTTCAAGTAAAAAAGTTACTATTTATGATACTGATACAAAAAAAAGAAAAGTTCCAGGAAGTAAATATGTAGGTGGTAATCAACCTTTATATAAATCAGGTACATCTTCACCATTAAATAAAAAAGTTATTCAAAAAGCAAGTAAACCTTTATCACACACAGCAAAAAAAGCAGTACTTGCTAGAGGTGCAAAACTTGCAGCTAAAGGTGCAACACGTTTAATACCTGGTGTTGGCACAGCTATGTTAGCTAAGGACGTATATAATGTTTTAACTAAATCAGAAGCTACTAAATATGTACCACAGTTTGGTGCAAAGAATGTATCTAAAAAATACAAAAAAGGTAAAAACTATTAGTGTTTGATAAGGTTAAAAGAAAAAGAAATTCTGATGGTACGTTCAAAAAGGACGTTGCGTGGACACCATGGAACGAAGCATGGAGTTATAAAATGAGTGAAGACTTAAAAGATATGATTGAGCGTACAGCTTGGACATTCGTAGAAGCGTTCATTGGTGCATTAACTGTCGCTCCTCTTGTTGGTGTAGAAGCTGAAACACTTCAGTTAGCTGCTCTTGCAGGTGGTGGTGCTGCGTTAGCAGTCATTAAGACATACGCTAAAAAACAAATTACTAAGTAATGGCACACAAAAAACCTAAAATTAAGAACGAAGATAAAGCTAAAAAACTTATCATGAGTGAATTAAAAATTGCTGATGAAATGCGTAAAGCAAGTAAGCAATTATTAGGTACTAATACTGCACGTCCTGAAGTTTTAAGACGTGCAAAAAGATATGCTAAACTAAGTAATGAGTTAACTATGAGAGCTGATGATAGATTAAAAGCGTTACGAGGTTCTCAAAAAACACGTGATAGCTATAGTAAAAGATATGGAGATAAATAATGCCTGTAACTAAAAAAGGTAAGAAGAAATCTTATAAGCCTACAAGAAAAAAAATTAAGAAGTAGTTATGTCAATTGAATATCGTGGAGAGCGTTTCTCAGGTTACAATAAACCTAAGCGTACACCTAACGCTAGTAAATCACATGCTGTTTTAGCTAAAGAGGGTGACAAAATTAAACTAATTAGGTTTGGTCAACAAGGTGTATCAGGTGCAGGTAAAAAAACTGACGCTAAATCTAAAGCTAGACGTAAATCATTTAAAGCACGTCACGCAAAAAATATTAAAAAAGGAAAAATGTCTGCCGCGTATTGGGCAAACAAGGTGAAGTGGTAATGGCTAAAAAAGTTAGTTGGAAGTGGGGTGGCAAGACTTATTACGGAACGTTAATACGTGAAACTAAAACACATAAGTTTGCTAGAACTCACAATGGTAAAGTAAAAAAAATTAAGAAGTAGGTTTCCTTGAAAGAAAACCTGTAAGCAATTCCCTATAAGCAAAGTTAGCACCTGTTCGTTGCCTACCGTCATATACATCATGATGATGTTTACATAATATAGCTACATTATTAATGTCAAACTTACGTTTTGGATTACCACCCATACCTATTGCATGTATGTGAGCTAACTCTAACCATTTATTATCTGTACAGTAAGCCCACTCACACGCGTAATTAGCCCTTTTAAGAGCTACTTCTCGCATTTCTGATAAGTTGTCCATTAATATAATCCTACTTCTTCAAACCAAGGATTTTTGTTTGTACCACTATCGTATGTAGCTATAGCTTTGTTAATAAATTGTGTAAACATTTCTAGTTTATCAATTGAAAAAGTAAATGTATCTACTCTATCGTACGTAGTATCTTTACCATTTTCTTTCCACAATAGTAATAGTCTTTCTAGTTTTTTATACTCGGTAGTGTAAGCATAAAACTTTTCACCGTCCTCATAATATGTAAGTCTGTGTAATACTACTTTCATACGCAATCCTCTACTTTATGTGCCATACAATATGTACACAAATCTTCTTTATCTAATGTTGTTTCAGGTACTTCATTGCATTCTTTACATCTTGGGTAATCGTAACCTGGAATAGGATAACTCATAAAGTTTTCCCATAGGTTACTCCCAATACAAAAGCAGTCATTGCAAGAATTATTATCTGCATTATTTCTATCATATACATTCTCCTATTTCTTCTATTGGTACAAGTATTCCTTTACTTAAATTGTTATCTCCACCAATAGTTTTGTTTTTCCAATACTTACGAGCTAAGGCTTTCATGCGTTCAATAGGTACAATGTAAACCATTACTATTGTTTCGTCTTCACGAACTAACATTAAAGCCCAATACTCTGCTTCTGTTACAGCTATGCCACTAGGTTTACCACGACATTCATATTCTACAAAATGATTGCCTGTAGTTTCCCATATGTGACGTTCTGATTTAACTTCTATACGTTTACCCTCAAAAAATTCTTTGAGTGTTTCTTCCATTTGTATACCTTTGGCAAGGTCAATATCAAATTTATTTGTATAGTCTTTATTCTTCTTCTGCATTATCACGTGCATTAATTGTTTCATCAAATGAAATAACAAATTTATCTAATAGTTTATTAACTTCATCTACGTTAGGTGATTGTACCTCTAACGTTTTTTTAATTTTAAATCCACCACAAGCATTAGCTAAATCAATAGCCCATTCTTGAAGTTTTGTTTTGTCTGAAAAAATATTCATTCCAACACCTTTCACTACTAGACCAATGATGCCAACCGTCATTGTAAACTAACCAACTAGCTACTGCAGTTGACACATACGGGTCTGTTCTATTACTTGTTATATTTAACTTGGGTTGTAACCATGCCCAAGTAACATCATTGAATTGCCACAAACCAACATCTCTTGTGCCGTTTGTGTTACTACCTACAACAGCAGGTCTACCTGAACTTTCGCAGAAAACAATTAACATAGCTTTAAGTATGTCTTCTAGTTCAAAGTGTTCTTCTATTGTGGGATACCATTCAATTACGTGTTCTACTTTTTCTTGTGTATCTACACATAATAAATAATTATCTACTTCTGCAGGTGTAAGTGGAGTTGTTACTGCACAAGCTATTATTAATTCAATCATTCTTCTTCTAAAGATTGTGGCTTTTTATATTTCCTACCCATAATGTGTAAGTCATATGCCATACAAAATTCATCTAAGTCTTTTATATTAAAGCACACAAGACCATCAGAAGTACCGTCAGGTTTAGCAACAAACACAAAAGGTCTGTCATCATTAGGCAAGTTAGTGTCATTTTGTTCTTTAGCTTTTACAAACCTATTCCATAATGACTGTACTTGCTTACCTGCTTTAACTTCAACACGAATAAAGGCTTCATGCCACCCTTCTTCATGTACACGGAGGTGATGTAACTTCGGCTCAGGCATTTGTAACTGCCTTAATGCTTCTAATTGCTTACGTCTTCCCTTGCGTTTGTTACGTGACCCCTGTCTTTTATAGTCAATCTTTTTATTGGTTACCAAATCCCCACTCTTTCGGTAAATCATTGGAGTTTAACCACCATGACTTACGCCATTTACCTGTGTGAGCAGGACATTCATCTTGGTCACGACCTGAACATACAAAATCAGGACTTCTATCTGATTTCTTGTCACTTCTATTGTCATATACTTTGTTTTGACAAAAAGGACATTTCAAATCATCTCTAACTTTTTGCATATCTTCTACCATTTCAGTAACGCCTCCTAGTATTGCGTCTGCTTTAGTAATAATGTCATCATCATCACTAACATCTGCAACATCACTTGATAATCCAAGTTCTATTTTAGCTAAGTATCCGTCAATCTCACTGTCACTCCAAAGAGATTTATCAGGGTACTTCTTTACCTTTGCATAGTTATCTGCTAGGTCAAGAGCAAATTGTTTCTTTCCTTTATCAACCCCCTCAAACATCTTTTCAACTGTATGATTAATAAATGTTACTTTATCAGCAGTAGGTTGAGAGGTATCGTTAAAAGGTGCTTCGTCTTCACCTATTTCTTCTAAGGGTTTAGGCTCAGGAGCAGGAATTTTATTTTCCTTTTTCCTCATATCTATCTTAGTAACCATAACATTGTCTGTATCAGGGTCACTTGTAGTTGCTAGTGCAGTATGTTCTTCTTCTGATACATCAGAACCCGACCACAGTTCTACACCTAAACCGAAACGCATGCATGCTCTTTTGAATGCGTCACTTTCTGCGTCTTTAAGATTAGTTCCGTCATTAAACTTTGGACTATCTAACTTGAACGTATCAATATCTCCAAAGCCGTCATAACTTCCCATATCTTCAATAGTTATCGTACCTTTAGCACCAACTATTCTGTTCTCACCTTTATGTAAACCATATACAGGTTCACATGACCATGAGTATTTAACACCACTATCACGTAGTCTTTCTACATAATTAGCGTGTGGAACGTAATCCCCGAACTTTCCTGCAGGAGCTTTTTTAACTAGCTTCTTTGGGAAAGGGGATAGCAATTTAACAGGCTTGTCTGCCATATTATTTCCTTCCTTTATTCATTTACTTTTATCTGTTCTCTCTAAATAGAGAACAGTAAAAGAAAATGCTACTTTATTTTGTCTAAGCGTGTAACTCCTCTAGGTAGTTTCTGAAAATATATTTCATCATTTATACCTTTGAATATCAACACAGGAGTATCCCCTGTGTACTCTATTCCTACGAGTTGTTGTCTGCTATTGACATTAACATATGTCATATACTATTTATTATAACTATACATCACCTAATTGCACAAGATATTCAGCAGTAACTCCATGCTTTGGCTTACAAAAAAGTAAGTATTGACATGGTCTACCCATACTTGCTAACTGTTCTAAGGCATATGTATTGTAACTTTCTGTACTTCCATTAATCCATAGTCGTACATCATTAATATACTGTGTGTTTGGTGTATGAAAATGACCTGCAATAGCGTAATTAAAGTCAGGCATAAGTCCTTGACTAGCTAATGTTTTCCAACCCATTATCTTTTTACCAAATCCATACCATGGAAACCCACCAAAACCACGAACGTTATCACCATGCCATAAGAAAAACTTACATTTTTCTCCTAAGTCTGCAATATCAAACCAATGGTTATCGCCTGTAGTGTCAGGTATTGTCCATTTAATTCTAGGTTCTTTAGCGTATATCATCTCCATAATCTTGCCTAACATTCTGTCGGCATTACTATCAGGGTGATAGTTTTTACGTGAACGTCCACCTAAATGTCCGTGATTACCAATAACCCAATGAACATCTACTTCCTCAAAGTTTGCAAGTAATATGTCAAAGAATTGTGTCAATATTCTTGGTGCGTCAACTGTCACTTGGTTGTACAATGAAGCGTCAATTAGATGTTCTTGCCCAGGAAATATAAGTTCTCCCTCAACAATGTCACCTACTGCAAACACTGCACATTTCGTCACGTTTGTTGCTTGTCTTTGTATGTTTGTTAATTCAACTATTTTGTGTGCGTATCGTACAACACGTTCTTCTGCAACTTTTGTATTATAAGTTGGAGTAACTTTAGCTAGTTGAACATCACTAAGTATTGCACAAGCTATCTCTTTACCATTAACTTTCTTTTTAGAAAGTTTAGGTTTAGGAATTTTACCTGCACGATATGTCGTGATGCTTGTTTTAACTGCGTCATACACAGCGTCTACAAGTTTTTCTGTTTTGTTTTTAGATTTCTCTAATTGTTTGAGTAGCTTTATGTTTACTTGTTCAAGCTCAAGTATCTTAGCACTTTCAGCTTCTGCAAGTAATTTAGCTACATCTTTACTTACCATTTGCAAGACCTTGTAAATATTTTCTTACCGCAGTATCGCTTATTTTGATATCGTACTCTCGTTCAAGTATCATTTTTACACGATAGGGTTTAATTTCATTACCATTTTGTACACGCTCTTTTAAAGCGTTCCAAAAAGGCATGGCCTCATCAGTAATTTTACGTTCAACGTAGTTACCCATTGTGCCATGCTCGGCTTCTTCTATTAATTTATTTATATCTACCATAAAAAAAGTCTAACATAAATATAAATGAATACACGTGAATTGAAATAAACGCAAGTAAGGTGTTCATGAACGGTAACAAACCCTGTTTTCTGTATGAATAAATTTCAGGGAAACTAACCTGTGTGTAGTTCTCCTACACCTCTATTCCTCACTCACTTGTCATGCACTACACACGAAAGGAAATGCGTGTCGGTTGCCCGACAACACGACCTCTTTTATTTTAGTACATTTAACTGTTTAACAAATTGTTTTACTTCATTAATGTCAGCAAGTCTAGTTATGTGATATTTAGATAATGCTTTTACACATTCTTCTAAACCTTCTCTTGTAAAGTCACTACCTTTAGACGATACTTGTAAATCACTAACCCATATACGTTTTGGTTCTTGTTTGCCTAACCACTCTAATGCAGGTAAGTCAACAATATTAGCTCTACCACTGTATGTGTTAAGATATTCTTCATTAACACGTCTACCATTTCTAGCAATAATACGTAAGTCACCTGAACTACCCATACCATTGTACATAGCAATAGTAACTGCAGGTACTTGTTGCATAACTTCAAGTATATCTTCACCACTAAAGTGCATAGAACCTGAAGCGTCTATGAGAACAGTACCACCATATACGTTATGCTTACGAGAAAATATTTTCTTGTCTACAACATAACGTTGTATTTTGTTAGGGTTTGTACCATAATCTTTTGCTATACGTGTATAACCTTGACGTAACTTATTAGATAAATTGATAGAACATTGTGGGTTATGTACTTTAAGTGTACCCCAATTAGGTGGTGTTCCTGCTTGTTTCATGTCATACAATTTTTTACGTACATCTGCTTTGTTACGTTGGTCTAATGCTTTCAATGAATTAGTATCGTTTATACCTGCTTCTTCGTAAAGCTCATCTGTATCTAAATAACTATCCTCATCTTTTTCATCAGCAAGTTTTACTTCTTCTAACTTAGCTTTTTGTTCAGCAGATAGAAATACTTCTTCTTCTGTAGGTCTTTCACTGAACATTGATAGTATGTCAGATAAATCTTTAGCATACTTTTTAACACGATTGAATGATATGTTTTTTGTAATTGTACTTGTGTTTTTATTTGTAACAATCATCACTCTATGAAACCAATATGTTTGTTCTATTACAAACTCTAGGTCTTTAATACGTTGTGCAGTTAAAGTATGACTATCAATCATATCTTGCATAGCAATCAAAGTAGCTTCTAATTCATGTGACAAAGGGCTATTGTAGTTTCCTACATTGCCTTTTCTTGTTGCAAGATAAAGTCTGTGACTAAGCCAACTAGACTTTTTCTCACGTAAGAACGCAGCTGCGATACACCATTTAAGTATTTCAGATACGCTACCTTTTTCTACAAGTTGTCTTGTGAACATTTGTACTTCGTTAATACATTTATGTGGCTCACTCATAGGAATACCATGCCATGTAAGCAGATGATTTATTCTTATTTCTTCAAGCAGATGAACTGCTTCTTCCATAACACCTTGCTTTAATCTACCCATAGATTTGGGTGACCATTTAACATGTCCTAACTCGTGTCTACGAACCATACGACCATGTTGCAATCCACATTTGTGACAGTTGTCATCTAGTGGAACGTACATTTTTTTGTTGGTCATATCTGTACGAGGTCTTTCAGTTTCCTCAAAGACTTCCCAATCGTTTTCTCCTGTAACTATTTCAGGAAATGGTCTGTGTTGCATTATTCCTCCTCTGCTACTTCACCATGATACAAATTGACTTGTGCGTTATCACCAAATTCTAATCCCTCAAACACAACTGTAACTTCTACACCTGTATCAAGATGAATAGTTTGTGGTCTTTCACCAATGTTAAAATCTGCGTTAGAAAACGCTTCATTTATTTCATTTTTTGTGAGTATTCTTGTAGATGATATAGACCAATGTCTTTCATCTACAGAACTTTCACCTATGTGATATAAGTAGCTCATTCTTCTATGTTAGATAGCTTGATAGCGTCAAGTAATTCTTCACTTCTATCACCGAATACTAACTGACCTGCTGTATCCATATCCATAGATAACTCATCTGTAAGTTTAAAGAACTCTAACCATTTACGAATAGAAATACGTTCAAACTCATCATCTATAGTAGATGTATCGTTTATAACATCTCTCCAACTCTCAGGAAATTTCTCAAGTGCTTTAGGGTGAATACTATCTACGTTAATAGAGATAGGAAACCTATCCTTAACTGCTTGTGGCAAACTCTCAGGGTCTGCATTAGAAGTTGCAATTACTTGAAACCCCTCTGCAGGTCTAACAGTTTCTTTTTCTCTGTTGTTGAGAGTGATACCTGCAATAGTTTTGTCATCAAGTATTGCATGTAAGAAAGTCATTGCGTCTGGTGAAGCGTGGTCTATCTCATTGATAACCAATCTACCACCATTACGCCAAGCCTGTATAGCAATTCCGTCATGCCATACGAACTGTTGATTTTCTCCTATCTGATAATATCCCATAAGGTCTGCACTTGTGCTTTCCTCTGTAAGTGTAATTTGATACACATTTGGGTCACCATTGATGTTCAATGGTACGTTTTCTTTCACTGCTGATTGTGTCTTACCTGTCCCTGGGGGTCCGTATAAGAGTACTCTATCAGTTTTACCAATAACGAGTTGGGCTAATTCCCAACATGTTTGTTTTTTACTCATTTGTTATTCTCCAATCGGTACAAACCTGCAATACAAGTCCACACCATTTTTTTCATTTTTTCTTTGTCGGCACTCAAAAGACCCTTTATCTTTTAAGTGGGAAATGTTTTGTTGCTTCATATGTTGTATGTTTTGTACAACACCACTACTCCATCTCTCTTGTGTAGCGATTACATACCACGTGTTAGGATTGTTTAACAACACTATAACTTTGTCATGTGACAGAATTTTAGGTTGTCGCCCACCACGTTGTGTAGTCGCAGGTGGTTCTTTACGAACCATGCCGTCAGGTAACATATAATCACCTTTCCTTTCTTATAGATAGCTTGTAACACACAAGTCTGAGACAACTAACTTCGTGTATGCCTCGGCTCGTTATCATACTTTGACTAGTCTGAGCGAGAGGTTAGTTAGTTCTATCTTATGTGCTACAAGCTACCTACAACTCAATCGCTTGAGTTATGGTACAAAACTATTGCTAGTTTTGTGTAGATAGCGTTTCTATACACAACATGTGGATATTTATATCGTTGTTATGTATAGCTTACGTGAACTATTGCTAGTCCACAATTTTATTTTGTTTCGTATCTACCCCAAAAGGTATATACTCCACCTACGCAACGTGCTGCAAACTTAAAGCCGTCAGCTTCATAACGTTTGTTGTACTGTTTGGCTCTTGTCCAAAACGTGCCGTTACTTTTTCTAGTACCATTTTTGTTAGTATTTTTAGGCATAATTTCAAGACACACCCACATAAATGGTGTTTCTTTTAACATGGTATCCCATTTTCTTTCTACGAAAATAGTTTGTCTGCCCTTACCAAATGGATTTGATTTTGGCAACGTAGATAAGGTTGTACCTACTTTTATTTGCATATTTTTTCCTCCAATCATGCTTTAGTACCTTAGTGCCTACTATATGCGTTGAAACAGGGCATGTTGTTAAACATACAATAGACACTAAGCTATGCACACACTTTTGTGTAAGGGAGTACACGTGTATGCAGTAGCTTTTACCTGTTGGGTTTTATGCGTTTCCGATAAACTTTTTCGTTGATAACAACATTGTCATTATCTGCAAATACTCGTTGCGTTGGTTTATTCGTATCCCCATACGTTATTGTTGTTTTACCAAACGCTCTTGATACAGCTATTACGGGAACGCTTTTATGCCCAATAGTAATAAGCTCATCTTTTTTATCAACGTCTTTTGCATATCGTGAAATACCTTCATTGCAACTCACAACGGCTCCTCTCTATTTATTATTTAATCCCCTTAATAAATTAAGGGGTTAAATTATAAATTCTTTACCCACGCCATAAATTCGTCTGAAAGACCTTGTTCTTTTTCAATACGCCTTTCCATAAAGTATAGCCATACACCAAATATAAGTGCCATGAACATTACGCCACCCATAAATGCAATGATAAGACCTTGTACACTTAACATTATTCCTCCCTTAGTTCTTTTAACATGTCGTTTATTTCATCTACATTAACTAATTCATTATCGTACTTTACTTTGTCGCCTGTCATAGTTATATCTATATCCTTAGTAAATGCAATAAATTCTGCATAATCTTTGCAATCTTTTGCAATATCATACAATCTTTCATTGTTATTAATCCACAAAGAAACATTCCATGTTTCATAATTAGCCCAACCATTATATTTATTTTCTTGTGCGTGTTTCTTTTGGTCTACGCATTTTATAGATTGGTTTGTTTTTACTTTAGCTTTCATTACTCCTCCTCCTCTGATAAATATTCATCTTCGCAATCATCACAATAATTACCTTTCCAATCAACAAGTTCTTTATAGTTTTGCTCTGTAAAAAAACTTTTTACAATATCTTTTTTTGTGTATTCAGTTTCTAATTCAACTTGCACAAAATCAGTTATTGATTGAGAGTTCAAAAGTCCAATATCAAAATGAAAATCAATTTCAAACTTTGCTACAACTTTATGATTACATTTATCACTTATCTTTTGTATTTGTTTT